GTAGAACGTCAAACACATCGTAAACACACCAAAATCATCTTCATCCCAAACCTTAGTTACAACTTCCGTCCAGTTCGCACCCGTCTGAAACGCGATAACAAGCGCAGCCGCTTTGACTGCCGCATACATAAAGAAGAGACTCCAAGTAATACCCGGACGAACAAGGGCTGAGATAGCAGCCACAAACCAACCCGCTGCCTTAGCCGTTTCAGCTTGCTCTTGAAACGCAGCCTTAATCGTATCCATTTGCTGTATCGAGTAGTCAACATATTTTTCCTCCATCTTGAACTCACCCCTCATTTTTTCGAGGTCGGTCTGGAGTTGGAACATACTCAATTCATGCTGGCGCTCGTTCTTCTTATCGAGGAATTTAAGAACTTCAGGGGCGAGCCTAAACAGTCCACCAAAAATGGAGCCAAGCAAGCCACCTGATAACAGGTCAAACATGACTAGCCACCAAAAGGAGTTTCCATCATGGGTGCGGCAGAAAAAGCACCCTCACCAAGAATGATGATGACGCCACCGCCACCGCCGAAAAACATAATGACGATGCCTGCCATGACTTACTCCTTGGGATACTTGGCTTTAACCGCAGCAATCTTCTCTTGCATGGCAACCTGTGCAGGGCCACCCTTCCACAAGGCATCCAATTGGTCGCCTAATGTTGGGTACTCGGCACGGCGCTTGGCATAGTAATCAGGTATATCAGGCCGCACGATCTCTGACTTCTCAATCGGCACGGTCTTTGTCTCGCCCGTGATAGGGTCAGTCACTTCCCGTGTCTTGGGTGTCAGTGCTGCCCATGCCGCTTCCTTAGCATCAATCTGTGCTTTGATCGCAGCCTCTGACTGCGCCATGAAAGTTGTCAGATCAGTATTGGGCGGCACAAAAGCCTGCCAGTCATACGTCAGGCCGTTATGCTCCACCTTGAGAAGGGCTAATGCCCGAGTCTCGTCCCCGCCAGGGGACATCAAGCCTTCCAGTGACATGCTCATGCGGCCTCCTTCATAGCCTCAAGTCTGAAATTCTTGCCGGGGTGCTGACCCTTGGCAGGCAAGATATGCACGTTCTTAAATCCAATGGCTTCCACCAGATCTTTTAAGGTTTCAGGTGTGTAACCCCAAAGATGTGGCGATAAAGCACCCTTCTCCTTGACTTCAGGATCGTCTGGGTTTTCTACCGCAGCACCAAATATGCAAGCAGCAATGTTGTGTTTATCCTTGCCTTCAACAAACTCTTTGCACAGTGCTTGCAAATCAGGTGTCTCAATAACAAGCTTGCCTTCAGGCTTTAACGCATCACGCCATTTCATCAGAATTTCTGGCGCGCGGTGCATGGGCAAATGCTCAATTAAATGGCTTGCCAAGACTTCATCCGCGCAGTTTTCTGGTAGTGATAACTCAAAGACATCCATACGAATATCAGCGCGATCACTGTGCTTATCCACGCCCAAATAGCCGGGAAGTCGTTCCATGCCACAGCCCATGTTGAACTTAATGGACTGGCCTTCTTCCATCAGGCGACTGATGATGCCAGCATACTGGGGCTTGGCTCCTGAGCCTTCCGGCAGGCGATCATGCCAGCGGCGATCAATGAAGTCCTTGTCATCCAGCGTCAGGGGTCTGGTGGGCTTGATGTTGGTATAGAAGTTCTTAAGATTGACTGAGGGGTGTGCGGTGTACATGCCCGATGCCAAATCCATGTGCAGGCACTGAACATCCGTGTTCACTAAGAGCTTGGTACCACGCTTGTGCAGTCGGTGAACGAAGAAGTTGTCTTCACCGATAAATGGGATGACACCCTTGGGACCATCCACGTTATTGCCAATGCAACAGAATGGAACATCAGGCGCTTCTTCTTTCATCTGGCGCAGGATTTCAATCGGGATAAGCATGGCATCCATGCCTGTTTGCCACGCCTGAATCAGTTGGCCGGGGTCTACATTAGGGATCGTGATCCAGTTGCCATTACGCACCATGATCATCGCATCAGAGCATTTGATGTAGTACACACCTGTCACGATGCAACCAGGGTTAGCTTCTGCGGTTTCGTGTAAGACTTTGAAGCCATCATAAGGAATGACGGTATCTTCACCCACAAAGAACAGATACTTGGCACCTGATTCAAGGGCTTGTTCAATCAGGTAGTTACGAGCAACGTCAACCTTCTCACCGCCAATGTTGCAAAAGCCGTGGGAAAAACCAAGTAAGTCAATGTGAAGGCCATCATAGCCATCAAAGTTTTGAGCCGCAGCCTCTTCTAAGTTCCGACGAGGCTGGGCAATCACAACATACGGCGCAATGCTTTTTGACTCATCGTAAATTTCTTGCATGGTTGCAATGATCTTGTCGCGGCTATACACAAATCCTCCTAGAACTTGTTAAAAAATGGTGAAAGACAAACGCCTATAGGGAAGGTGGCGTTAGTGGAGATTTTTTGACCTACGGCTGCTTCGTTAGGTATAAAATTTATACTTCCATCAGGAGATAAAACACCACCGATATATGCGTTGCTAGTAACGTACAGTATTGAATATGTAGAAATAACCCCGGACAAAGATATTTTCTGCCCTACTTGTGCCGTATATGGAACGAAATGAATGTCGCCGTTTGGTGCTAATACGCCGCCAGCGTATGCCATGGCTACTGTATAACTTAACGAATACGTTGACACCGTACCGTTAAACGATATTTTTTGCCCTACTACTGCATCACTAGGTATAAAATAAATATCACCATTAGAAGAAAGAACGCCGCCTATATACGCCCCTCCTAGAGTGTATACAAGCGAGTACGTTGATACCACCCCAGCAGCAGATACCTTTTGCCCTCTGTTTGCAGCATAAGGAATAAAGTGTATATCACCATTAGGAGCTAATATGCCTCCTATATATTTAGCACTACCCGCTGTATAAACAAGTGAATAAGTAGAAACCACTCCAGCAGCAGATATTTTTTGTCCTCTGTTTGCAGCATAAGGCACGAAATGTATATCTCCGTTAGGTGCTAGAACGCCGCCTTGGTATGCTCCATTTACATTTGTATAGACCAATGAATAAGTGCTAACCACTCCAGAGGCAGATATTTTTTGACCTACCGCTGCGCTATTAGGAACAAAATGTATATCACCATTGGGAGCTAACACACCACCAGTGTATGCGATGCTTGTTGTGTAAACCAAAGAATAGGTAGAAACAACCCCAGCGGCAGATATTTTTTGACCTCTATTTGCAACACGGGGTACAAAATGAGTATCGCCATTAGATGCTAATACGCCGCCTGAATAAGCGCCGCTTGCTGTGTAAACCAAGCTATAAGTACTCATCATCCCGTTGGTGCTATTGTTGTTATACGGCACACCATCTTGCACGGCAAGATCCAAGATCTTCTTCAGGTTGTTCCACGCCACAAGGTTCGTGCCAATCGCACTCGTATCAGCTTTAGGCACTGCGCCGGGGGTGTACTCGGCAGGGTAAGTCACGTAAATGTCTCGTGTGCCAGCACTCCAATTGACTGCATTACCACTGTTGGATGAGGCAAGGATTCTGTCGCGGGAAAGCGTTGTACCGGATGATGTATACGTGCCTAAGCCTAATTCCCAGTCTGTGCCATTCGTGCAGCAGTAATACGTCTGGTTGGCATTGCCAATCACTGAGAAGTCTTGGAAGCCTGTTGCGGCAGAGCCAAGCGTATAAGTGCCTGTACCCGTCGTGGTGGTCGTGGATTTGACCCTGTCTTTAATGACGTATGGCATGGCTAGAACTTATTAAGGAACGACGATAGGCACACACCTAAACCTAATGGTGCGCCGGGGTTAGTGGAGATTTTTTGGCCTCTGTTTGCATTAGTAGGAACAAATGTGATTGATCCGTCAGGTGACAAAACGCCTCCCGAGTATGCAGCACTTGCTGTATAAACCAGTGAATAAGTAGAAACTACACCGGCAGAAGAGATTTTTTGTCCTACTGCTGCGCTATCAGGAACAAAATGTATATCCCCGTTAGGGGCTAAGACACCGCTGCTGTATGCTCCGCTTCCTGATGTATAAACAAGTGAGTAAGTTGATACAATTCCAATAGCTGATATTTTTTGTCCCACGCCTGCAAAAGCAGAAATAAAATGTATGTCACCGTTGGGTGATAATACACCTCCACCGTATGCACCAGCCGCTGTATAAACCAGTGAGTAAGTAGAAACCACTCCAGCAGCAGAGATTTTTTGGCCTACTGCTGCATTACGAGAGATAAAATGTATATCACCATTAGGGGCTAAAACCCCACCGTTGTATGCGCCGCCTGAGTTTGTGTACACAAGTGAGTAAGTGCTAACTACACCAGCAGAGGATATCTTTTGTCCTCTGTTTGCACTATAAGGAACAAAATGTATATCACCGTTAGGAGCCAAGACGCCGCCCCAATATGAAGTGCTTGTTGTGTAAACAAGCGAATACGTTGATACAACACCAGAACCAGATATTTTTTGGCCTACTGCTGCATTTGTAGGACTAAAATGTATATCACCATTAGGGGCTAGTACGCCGCCAGAATAAGCAAACGATGCTGTGTAAACAAGTGAGTAAGTAGAGACAACTCCAGCAGATGAGATTTTTTGGCCTCTGTTTGCAGCATTAGGAATAAAATGTATATCCCCATTAGGTGCCAATACACCGCCGACATATGTACTAGATCCAGTATAAACCAAACTAAACGTACTCACGACCCCATTCGTGCCGTTGTTGTTGAAAGCTACGCCACCATTAACACTCTTGTACAGGTTCTTCTGGAAGTTCTGGAAGGCAACTTGATCTGTGCCAATGCTGCTGTTGTCCCCTGTCGGTGCCGATCCTTGGGCTGACATGGCAGGGAAGGGTACGAAGACTGTTTTGCCTCCACCACCCCAATTCACTAAGGCACCGCTATTGGATGAGGCTAAGACCGTATCGCGGCTTAAGGTTGTACCTGATGATGTATAGGTGCCAATCCCTGTTTCCCAGTCAATCCCATTGGTAATGGTGTAGTACGTCTGGTTGCCGTTACCAATGACAGAAAAGCTTTGGAAGCCTGCTGCTGCCACGCCAAGCGTAAGCGTTCCCGTACCAGTGGTTGTGGTGCTTGATTTAACGCGATCACGGACAACAAATGTCATGGCTAGAACTTATTAAGGAACGAACTAAGACACACACCTAAACCTAATGGTGCGCCGGGATTGGTGGAGATTTTTTGGCCTCTATTTGCAAGACGAGGAACAAAATGTATATCACCATTAGGTGCTAAAACACCGCCAATATGTAAAGCAATTGCGGTATAAGCTAGCGAATAAGTAGATACCACCCCGGCAGCAGATATTTTTTGTCCTCGGTTTGCATAGAGAGGAACAAAATGTATATCACCATTAGGGGCTAATACGCCGCCACTGTATGCACCACTTGTTGTATAAACTAATGAATAAGTGCTAACTACCCCATCAGCAGATATTTTTTGCCCTACTGCTGCGCTGGATGGTACAAAATGTATATCACCATTGGGTGCTAGTACGCCGCCTTCGTATGCACCATCAACAGTTGTATAAACAAGTGAGTAAGTAGAAACGACACCAGCAGATGATATTTTTTGGCCTACTGGCGTAGTGCCTGGAACAAAATGTATATCACCATTAGGTGCTAAAACGCCACCATAGTATGCATAATTTCCATTTGTAAAAACAAGTGAATAAGTACTAACTACACCAGCAGAGGATATTTTTTGCCCTACCGCTGCACTATAAGGAACAAGATGTATATCACCATTGGGTGCTAACACACCACCAGCGTATGCATCAAGGGCTGTATAAACCAATGAGTAAGTACTAACAACTCCAGAAGCAGAGATTTTTTGACCTCTGTTTGCACTAGTAGGAACAAAATGTATATCACCATTAGGAGCTAAAACACCGCCTCGGTACGCACCACTTGTTGTATAAACTAATGAATAAGTAGAAACAACACCAGAAGAGGATATTTTTTGGCCTACTGCTGCATTTCCAGGAATAAAATGTATATCACCATTAGGCGCTAATACACCACCACCGTATGCGCCACTTGTCGTATAAACTAGTGAGTAAGTACTCACCACCCCATTCGTACTATTGTTCCCAAAGGTCACATCACCGTTCACACCATTCATCAGCGATGCTTGGAAGGCTGACCATCCCGATAAGTCTGTACCGATACTGCTGTTATCAGCACTTGGAACACCGCCAGCCGTAGCAGCAGAAGGCCATCCACACAGCACATCCTTGCTTCCAGCACCCCAGTTAACTAACGCACCACTATTGCTTGATTCAAAGACCTGTTGACGGCTCAGTGTTGTGCCACTTGCCGTATACGTTCCCAGACCTGTTTCCCAGTTGGTGCCATCCGTAATCATGTAATACGTTTGGTTGCCGTCACCAATAGCAGAAAAGGCTTGATAGCCCGTTGCCGCCGTACTCAGGGTAAGCGTACCCGTACCCGTTGTCGTGGTGGTGGTCTTAACCCGATCCTTGAGAACAATCGGCATGACTTAGCTCACATTGCCTGAAATAACGCAAACAGTGCCAGAGACAAACAAAATACTCGCTACACCGCGTGTTGCCAAGGTGACCGTGGCTTTATCCGAATCCGTGCCTGCAATGTATGCGGTTGTGATCGTGCAAGTAATCGTAATGCCACCAGACGTATTGTTGAAAACCAATATGGCATCGCCAGCAGAGAAGGTTGAGTTAGGAATCTCAATCGAACCACCTGAACCCACTTCAATGAACTCACCAACGTCTGATGTGGCTAGTGTGTAAGCAGTGGTTTTGGCTGATCCTGATTGGGGGATGTTGATGTAACCAAGCGTTGCGGTTTGTGACGGCAGCGTCAGCGTGACGTTTGATGCAAGACTATCCGGCGCTTTGACTGCGGCGTAGTTACTACCGTTATCTGTATCCTCTGGGAGACGGATCTCTGAGCCTGCGGTGGCGTTGCCGACTACAGTGAGTGGGGTAGCAAAAGACGTTACGCTAACAGCTACGAAATCTGATCCATTCCATGCACACAGTGTTGTAGACCCATTAGCAATCGTAACGCCCGTTGTCGGGGTTGTTGGGCCACCGCGAAGCACCACACCATAACCACCTGTGGTTCCGTTGACAACAACGTAGAGCTTACTTTGCTTAGGAGCGTTGATGTTTCTAATTGCAGACCTAGACCCTGAACAATTCAAGATCATGTATTGAGCGGTTGTAGAGGTAACGTTTGTACCCGACGCATTACCTTCCGTTGTCGCTAGGTCAACGTCAGCATCACTTGAAAGACTTAACGATCCAGCAATCGCAATATCAAGATATTCGGTTAACCCGTTGTTGGTGATGTCCCCCCAAAACCCAGACTCCGTGCCTGTTACAGGAAGCGGTAAATCCAAAAGGGTAGTGCGGTTAATTGTCATAATCTACTCCGTTTCAACCAATTCCCAATCTGCATTTTGTGAGTTATCAATACCGCCCCAATCCGCGTCTTGATAATTATTTATTAAGCTCCAGTATAGAACCCCAAAACTACCTACTGCACCAGAAGCACTTACGCCTGTCAAGCTCTGGCTTATTGTTAAGCCTACTGTTCCTACGTTACCTGACCCGCCCACCCCAGTAATAGCTACTGGAATAGTAAATTCGGCAGTACCTACTAATCCTTCTGCGGCAACACCCGATAAATCATTGGTATGGCTAACTTCTAATGTGCCTAACTCACCAGCCGCACTAACACCTGTTAATGCTGTTCCTGCTTCTGTAACTACCGTGCCAGCAGCACCATCTGAGGAAACTCCAGTCAAACTAACCGAGACGTTTGGCCCTACAGAACCTACTTCACCGTTTGCTACAACGCCATCTTCTGTGGGTGAAATCGTTTCTGCTACATCACCAACCTGCCCGGAAGCTCCTACCCCAGTAAGCCCAACTGTCCGCTCTGAACCTACAGAACCAACATTACCTGTAGCTTCTACGCTATTTAATATCTCAACAAATACTACCGAACCAACACTACCGTTAGATACAACACCAGTAAGCGCAGCTTCTACACCTACGCCACCCCACCCGTCATAGCCCCACGGGTTATCACCCCAGCCAAAATTTGCCACGGGGCATTAACACTTAAGTCGTTGCTAGACGTAACAAAGCAGTTGACGTTGTATTGGAAGGCATCGTCAACGTAAATGTTCCCGCTGTTACCGTCTGTGAACCAAACGTGTGAACGCTTACAGCTTTATCTGATTGAGTTGAGTTGTAAATCAACACACAATCAAAAGCAGTAGACAAAGTCACGTTGCTATATGTAATAGAAGCAGACGGCGTCCAATAAGCTACCCCTGCGGTGGCAGAAGTATTAGTAGCTGTTGGTGGTGTAGCGTTTGTTACCGTCACCCCGCCAGCCGTGTAATTCGTACCAGACACTTCGTTGGTTGCCGAGTAAGCCGTCGTAGAAGCGTTGACCGTAGCCGTTGTTAAATACAAAGCTGCTTTAAACGTATCTGCCGTGGAGGTTCCCCGTGTTGGGGCTGTGCCAAAGTTATGGGTAGCTGTCATCAGCTCACCCATGAACGAAGTGCACATTGATTGCGTGTTTGCCATTTTTGGCTCCTAAAAATTACCCAATGGTTGCTACTTCAGGGACTGACCAAACAGCAGGTTGTTTGAGTGCTACATGAACTGATCGGTGGACAAGTTCACCTTCATGCCAGTATTCCACCCAAGTCGTGTGCTCATGATCATTATCAACTGTACCTTCGCGTTTTTCTAGCAAAGATTCTTCCATGTCACCTTTTGTTGTAAATACAGTTGCCATCAACTTATCCTTAACACAGCATCCGTAGCCCCCGGAGGAGGAAACGTAATTACAAGATTAGACGCAGTTTTAGTAATAGTGCCGCCAAAGTTTAAAACACAAACTGCACGATTACCGTTAGTAGAATTGTAAATCAACGCCCCTGCGCATGTAAGAGTAACGTTTGAAAAAGTGGCATCTTCAAACGACCAATACCCTGTTGTTCCTGACGTAGTTGGCGTGATGTTTGTGAGTGCAATTCCTCCAGCGGAATAGTTGGTTCCACTGGATTCACCTGACGTTGTGTACACAGTTGTTTCGGGACCAAGATTAGCGCTGGCTGTGTAAAGGGCAAGTTTAAAAACATTTCCTGTCCCCGTCGTAAAGTTATGCAAAGCTTGGGCAACTTCCGCCTTAAAGCTTGTGCACATGGTTTGGTAGATTGCCATATCAGCTTACCGGAAGCCTTGCTTGAACCGTGCGATACGTATCCATACGATCTTTACCGTCAGACAGCGTTTTAAGTAGCGACATCGCTTCAGTGTATTTTTCTTCAACTTTTGCCATGAGATCCTGCTCAGCTTTAATAAACATGTACCCTTCACGTAGAGCACCGTAAAGCAGCGCAGAGTCAAAGTTATTACCAAGCCACGAAGTGCTAGCAGTCACAATAGATTCTGGGTAGTAGAAGTAATGAATTTCAGCCTGATAATCAATATCAGGAGTAGGCCCGACAATGTAAGAAAGATTTGTAGAAATGACAGCGCCATTTACCGTAGGACCAAAAATGGCGTAATGTCTGGGACGACCTGTGTCTGTTGGCACAGGATAAGCTTCCCTAATAAACTCTACATCTTTGTTAAGTAAAAAGTATCGTCTGCCGGTAGCGGGGACGATGAGGGCAAGACTAAACGGAGCAAGAAAATCTGGAGGGCATGACAAATAAGGATTATCTTCATCAAAAACTCCCGTCATACTTTTACGAAAAATGGGGAGTTGCACCGTGTTGTAAATACGTTGCTCAGCCTGCTTGATAAATGTATCAAGCTGTTCGTCCGACGTAAATGTCGTAACTGAATCAGAAAAGGTAATCGTTGGGAAGTCGTTTTCAACGTACCCGCGAATCGCCTTTTTTAATTCCGTGTAGTTCACGCCATTGGTCCCCTAGACATAAAACCTTTAGTAGCTGCCCCAGCCCCACGCATTTTGATACCAGAGGTTTTAACAGGCTTGTCTAACTTGTTTGTGTAAGTACCAACGCTCATAGCGACCGTGTTTGAGTCACTATGGTCAGGCCCACTTCCGGGGTTAGCTTCAACCTTAGTTTTCTGCCCCTTCATCGTGTGTGGCTCAGCGTAGACTGATGCAGGGCCGACTTCTTTACCATCTTTTTTCATGGAGTATTTAGCCATTACCGCATCCCCTGATTACGCGCACGTGCCATGTTACGCCCCATTTTACGCATATCCATGCCAGTAGGACCACCCTTTTTGAGCTTAGTAAGTGGCTGACCTTTATGCTTGGCTTTTTCATGCTTATGCACGGCACCAGCAATCATCTTTTTGTCTTGTGCTAAGTCTTTCTTATCCATCATTTACTCCTATGATACGGTGACAGAATTAACCAAACCCTGCGCTACTAAATCATTTGGCGTTAGCGCAGCATCAAACGATCTTGAACCACCAATAGGGTTCCACCCCCATTGAATAATTCGACTACCCATTGTAATCGT